CACGGGTGCGCTGATCCTTGGTGCCCGTGACCATGTTGAACCTGAGGTGCCTGGTGTGCTCCCACTTCGCAGCCTCCTGTCGCCACACCAGCCGGATCACGCGGATCGGAGCCACGATGATCACACCACGAAGGAACCCGGTGGTCAGAAGATGTGTGAGGCTGGTCAGCGTGATGATGGTCTTACCTAACCCCATGTCCAACCATAGCATCGATTGTGGACGGGTGCACTGGAAGTTGACCGCCTTTTTTTGGTAGTCGTGGAGCAGGTCACTGGTTAGCATGTTCGTAACCATTCGGGTAAATCATCCTTTGAGTAATCGGTACGCGATTGCCGCTTGGAGCGGGACTTGCGCGTTTCCGATTGATTTAAGGCGGTGAAATCTAAAGGGAACCCCATCATCCACTCCGTGAATTGCGGGTTTATTTTTCCACCAATCACCCACGCCAGAGAAGGTGTGTTCCGTGTTCCTTCCGCTGGATAACCGCCTTCTTTCGCGTTGTGTGCTGTCGGAGTCGGCAACATCAATTTGGCGAGATTCACGCAACCGGGGTGCTTCATCATGGACGGCATCAGTTGATTGGCTTTGGTGGTCGGTGTTGCGACAAAGGCAAAACCATCGGTCGCGGTGATGGTTCGCCCCGACATCGGATGCTCGTATGCACAACCACCGACAGTCATACCCCAAGACGGCCAAGTCTTTGAGTACCGTTTCAAGTCCGTTGCTTTTAATTGCGGCGACATTTTCCAAGTAGAGTTCATCGGGTCTAATTGCGCCAGCAATTCGCAAGACTTCTCGGTAAAGACCTGATCGGGTTCCCTCAACAACTCCTGCTTGTTTTCCAGCAGTGCTAATGTCTTGACAAGGGAATCCTGCATGAATGCAGTCCACTCGTCCGGCATATTCGGATGGGTCAAAGTCTCGGACATCTCCTTCCCAGACATCCAACTCGGGAAACCATCCCTCAATTGCTCTCTCTCTAAGAACTCGGCAGGCGTAGGGTTCCCATTCGACTGCAACCACTGGGGTATGTCCAAGGATGAGGTCTGCGAGAAGTCCGCCACCGACTCCTGCAAAAAGGTGCATTGTTCGCATGTCATTTACTCCAATCCCATCACCATTATGTCGACCATCGTCTTACCATCTTCCACGTTGTCTACCACGAACACAGTCACCCTGTGTCCACGCAACCTGTGATGCTCCCGATCCTGTGCCGCCGTGGGCTTTTGACCACCTCGCTTGAACTCGCAGAACCACATGCGCCCATCGGGTGCAATGAACAGGCGGTCGGGCACGGCGGCACGGGCTGGGCTGGTGAACTTGTAGACCAGTGCACCCTTGGTCTTGGCGTACTCGCAGACCTTTGCTTCAATCTGCTTTTCCAACATGACCGCTCTCCAACTCGATCAGAAGCTGAATGTAGTGTTTTGCTTTCTCTAGATCGGAAAGACCCCCCTTCTTGCGCCATCTACTGACATATTTGATTACGTTCCCCTCGAAATACCCAAGACCATTGGCGTGAACATACTCCACCGGCTGGATCACCATATCTTTGTAATGGGTGCCCGCAACCTGCTGCGTCAATGCCCCCCGCATTTTCCAATCTTCACATTCTTTATGTGACACTTCTCGAATATCACATGGCTGTATTTTCGGAACACATCGTCCCTGACTCATGCAGTGCCACACCGTGTCGCAATCGACGCAAAGGCTCATGCTATTCCCAGACATAGTTTTTCAACCTCTCTTATGTAGTAATCAAAGTCAATCGGGAGTCGACCGGCATCACGAATGTCGTTGCACGGCTGAACTCCCCACCCACTCTCGACGCCGATCTTGCGCCACTCTTGCTTGCCCTTGAGCGGAGGCATCCACTTGAACAATCGACCACCACCCTCGGCGACATAGTATCGAGTGGTGTTCTGCAACTGCTGAGGCTGCTGATCACCCCACTCGATTGCCAGGTAACTGCTGCGCGGCACCTTGGTGCGCAACATGAAGTCCATGATGTCTGGCCATTGCCTCACGGTCTGTCGGATCGGTGCGCCCTCGACCAGCACCTTCTCGGCCACCTTGGGAATCACCAGACCGCCGGCGTTTTGGTGCCAGCCCACCTTCCACTCGTAAGCACCCTTGCGCTTGGTACCGCCATCCTCGTAGATCGCTATGTAGTTGTTCACATCTCGGATCATCATGGCCCTGTAGACCACCTCTTCGAGGTTCAAGCCGGTGCGCTCTTGCCAAGCAGCGCGGACCATATCGACCATCACCTTCATCTTGCGCGGCACCCGCACAGTCAACCCATCGGTGTTCACTTGAATCAGGCGCAGCCCTGGGATCGTCATCAGCCCTTCAGCCAGCAGGCATAGCAGCAGTTGCCCATTGAGCGTTATGGTCATGGTGTACAGCGGATCATAGAACACGCTGAACTGATTGTTGCTGTCACCATAGACACCATTGAGTGCCAGCTTCAGCATCGCGCTTTCTGCGGACTTCTTGGGATACTGCTTGCGCTGCTCGAACAGGTGCTTGTAGATGCTGACAAACTCTTTGCCGAGATGTGCCGGGTGGAATCCATTGGTGATGGCCAAATTCGGGTAATACGACGTGACATCGAGGTCAATGATCACATGCTCATCATCTGACTCAACGACTTCTGATTCGATGGAGCCGTGGATTCCCCCAAGGCCAAAGACGAACGTGAATCCATTGATGGTTGCGGTAATGTCGGTGAAGACACCCTTGGTCTCAGTAATCGACTGATCCTTGAGCCAGTTGAGCACCCTGGTGAACTCTGACTGCTCGAAGATGATCCATGGCAGGATGGCGTCACCAAGGTGGATCACTTGGCGTTTGGTCTGCCTGGGTGTACGACCGTTGACGGAGTAGTCATAGCAAGCGACACCGGCTTCTTCCAGCTTCATGATGAAGTAGTCTTTGCCGATCCTGGTGTCGTTGTGATTCATGAAGTCGCGTGCATAATTGCGCGTGAGTTCTTCGCGGAAATGGATCATATCAAGGCTCTTATGATAGAACGCCTTGGTCATGCTCACGTCGTGCTGGTTGTACTTTTTGAGCACTTCGACCTGTTCCCGAGTGAGTACGGTACCAACCTTGAACGGCAGGTCCTCGATGTTGTCGGCACGCATGTTGAACTCCAGCGCCTTGAGGCTGGTGGAGCGAGCTTTGTTGTCGAAGTGGTGAATCTTGAACAGATCGAGCTGCGTCACGAACTGGTCGGTCAATTTGACAAGATGTACCCATCGACTCTCATCACCATCTTGTGATGCGATGATCGATTGCGCCTTCTGGTACAACGTCTTGGCATCACTGTGACCCATGCGGATCAGCATGTGCAGTATCGGGTAGTCGAACCCGAGGTTGTTGAAGCCCACCATGCGTGCGCCGGACTCCTTGAGGAGCAGGAGAAACGCTACGATCTCACGGGAGTCATTGCGCCAGTCGCTGATCTCGAACATGAGACGGATCGGCGCATCAGCGTGTTCCACGGCCAACGTGAAGACGTTGGGGTATGTCTCAATGTCGTAAATCCAGTCGTTACTCATTTGAGCCAATCCGGTAATGTGGCGTCGCGAATGCGCTTTTGTGCAATTTCAAAATACTTTGCGTCTTGCTCCATGCCGATGAACTTGCGCCCTGTGTTCACGCAAGCCACGCCAGTGGTCCCAGAGCCCATACAGTTGTCCAGCACCACGTCGCCTTCGTTGGTGTAGGTTCGGATCAGGTATTCCATGAGGGCGACGGGTTTTTGGGTTGGGTGAACATATTTACCGTCGCTCTGTTTGCTGTACACCAATATGCTTTGGGGATTCTTATCGTCATAAGTTCGCACAATACCATCGTTGTGCGCGAGAGGACTACTGTCGGATGACGAGCACACCCGGCCCTTAATCGGCTTATCGCGCTTTTCTTTTTGCGGGTTCCAATTTAGCGTTGCGTTGCAAAATACACTTACTATCTCGTGTCGCTTCATCGGCACATATTTCGCAATTTGAAAACCAGATGGACGAACCTTGTCCCAAATCCAATCGTACTTAAATTGCGCTAGATTACTCATCCGTAGTAAGGTGCTGAAAGGCTCTGACCCGAACAACGCTACCGCCCCCTTGGGTTTGATCACGCGCTTGTAGTGCGCCCACAGCGGCTCGAACGGTATCACCGTGTCCCACTTGCAAGCTGTAGTTCCATAGGGAAGGTCGCAGATGATCGCATCCACGCTGCCATCCGGTATCGAAGTCATCAACTCCAGACAATCACCGTGCATCAATTCAATCATTGCCGTTACTCCTTACAAGGTGGGGGTGATGTTCAGTACATTTCGTCTTACTGCGTCTACTCGTCTCGGCTCACGCCGACATCACCCCCGATTTGATTACTGCTGACCCATCATGAAGGGCGGCATACCACCCGATGCACCAGGGAACGGTGCAGCAGGCATACCGGCAGGCGCGAAACCCGCTGGAGCAGCACCAGCCACAACACCAAACAGGTTCGACGCATCGACAGCGCCTTCACCGAAGGGTG